TACTGACTTCAAAGACATCTGAATCTTCTAATGCTGTCAACTTGTGTGGTATACAAGGTTTTAAATGAACAGTATCACCTTCAGCTATTTCTTTTTCAAGACGTTCAGAGGTTTCTAGATTAAAATATTCTAACTTGAGTTTACCTCTAGTAACGCACCAAGTTTCTTCCTTCTGGATGTGATAATGCATCGAAAAGGAAGCCCCTTGTTTAAAGCGCAAAATTTTACCACAATATTTATAATTGTTGGTAATCCAAAGTTCTTCTCCCCAACCCTTGGGGTGAACTTCTAATCGACTAAAAATAGGCTGCATACTCATTAAGAGTATTATAGCCTATCACAAAGATTATTCAAGGATTATTCCCCTTTATCTTTCGCTTTGCCTATGTTAATAGCAGCCCAATCTACAAGGCCATAAATTTTAGCCCAAAGAGTACCCTTTTTTGGAGTAGGAGTTGCTGCTGTAATTGCAGATGCTAAAGCGATTGCGGCGGTAAGAACACCGAACCAAGGATTGTCTTCAATTAATTTGAGAATTACTTCCATAATATATTATAGGTTATATAATATATTACACAAAGAATAATTACAGGGAATTATTTGTCAAGATTGACAGATTTAGGCGCTATTTCTTCTAATTCCTCACAAATTCTTGAAATTTCTGCACCTGTCATGTCATCTGACAAGTTTTTTAGCTTAGTAACTTCCCAACAAAATCTATTATAAACTGGCCCTTGCACATACTTTCTGTCAGTTTCATTATCATAAATAAAAGTATCAAAAACTTCATATCTAGTTGGGTCTATACACTTTTCTATAGGATCAAAAATAGATTTGCCGACAATAAAGTTAAATATTTCATACCTACAAATTTTAATTTCGAACGCTTGCACAAAAATATTATATTATGTGTTTATAGTAAATGAAATTTTTTAAATTACAATTTCTTTTTTTTAAGTTTTTCAAAAGCTGGCTCATAAACTTTTATAGCAGCTCTAAGGTTTTTTTTCTTTTTAGAATCTAATGTTCTTTTTAAAGCAACTTTTGCTCTTTGTATCATCACTAACATAGCTTGAACTTTATGAGCGTGTTTCCTATTTGAATTTTTAATAATTTTTATTGATTTTCTTGCTGTTTCTGCGTCCTTAAAACCTAAACCTTTTATTGTGCCTTTTGGATCTTCATCTGTATACAAGTCAGAGTGTTCAGACTTTGGCCTTTTAGTTCCATCTTTTCTTTTTTCTGGTATTCTAGACTCATCACCCTTTGACTTGTAAGCCCCACCCCTTTTTTGCCTCTCACAATACTGTTTTTGGCTAAACCCCTTTGGGTTATCGCAATCAATAGAGCGCTTACGTTTCATGCTCCATTTGCTAGCTCTAATTTGCTCAGTAAGATCTACTTCCCACTCCATTTTATAAAATTCTTATTCTACTTCTTATTTTAGAAACGTGACGTTTTTTTTCTAATACAGAACCACCTTCTCTACTTCCAGCGCCATTAGTATTTCCCTCTATGGTAGTAACATAACCTTTTGAATCTATATCTTTAACTGCTATGCCTATATGAGAAAAAGTAAAGACAACTATATCGCCAGCCTTTATATCCTCATTAGTAGGTTTCCGTAAATCTACACCATTTGCTACTTGTTGTTTTGCCCAGTTTTCAAAATCCCAAGCTCCAGCAGTTCTAGGTCTTTTAAATTTTACGTCCTCTCCTTCAATAGATTCCCTTACTAACCAACAAATAAAAGCAGCACACCAAGGCCAACCTTTATCTGCATCAAGCCAAGTGGCAGCTTTATATTCATCAACTCTTGGGCCACAATTGCTTCCATCAACTTCTGATACACCTATCTCCTCACGAGCTAGTAAAACCATTTTTTGAGGTACGTCTTTGCCATTCATATTATCTTTTTTTGTTGATAGTTCGGACAAAATAGCATTCCAAGTTACAGGTCCATCTGCTCCATCAGCAGAAACACCAATAAGTCTTTGAACAGCTTTTACTACTTCTTTTTTGCCTTTAAAATTCATTTATTTACACTTTCTACTAAATGAAGCACAAATAGACATTACTAAAGATAATGTCATTAATAAACAAATAAAATCAGAAAACCTTTCTATTTTTTGATTTAATATCTCTGATTGCTCTTCGTTGTAATACATTTTTGTGTCCATAATATTGTTTATGGCATCTATAGTTGGATCAGTCATTTCATACATTCTAGGTACAGAAGCTTTAATCATTTCTATATCGCCTTTTTCTGCCCAATGAATTAATTCATCAACATATTTACTTATTTTTTCTTCTTGGCTAAAGACAAAATCAGCATATTCTTGTTCATTTGGCGTAATGTCTTTTTTATAACCCTCTAAATACTCATCTTTATAACCACTTTCTTCTTTTAAAGTGTCTACCATCTCTGCTGGTGTCATTATGCCGTGAGATGTTTTAATTACAGAATTTACTATTATTACTCCATACCAATCAAAGCACATTCCGATCTCCATAATAGAAGATTCAGACTGACGGGCATTTTCTTTTAATGTGTTCTGTATATCTTTATTTAGCTCAAACCCTTTTAATCCAAAGAGCAAACAAATTATTGAAAGACAATAAACTATAATTTTAGGTCTCATTTTTTAAGAAATTTTTCTGGATTCTTTTCGAATTTTTGTCCTAGACGAACTATACCTCCGATAACTTCAGGGCTAACAACACCAATAATACCATAAGCAATTGCTTTTGTTAGAGATGATACATCAGTTTGTTCTAATACAAACCATGCAATACCCGCTGCTATAGCTGCTGTTAAAATTCTTTTAAATTGTTGTTTTATAGATAATTCGTTATCCCCAGACAAAAGTCTAGCAAACATGGCGGCGGCTCCAATCAAAGGGACAAGCCATCCACCCTGAAGGAATTCTTTTAACAAGGATTTTTCTGGTTCCATTGAAAGTACTTACACAAAAAAAGCCCTCCTTGCGGAGAGCTTTTGAATTTTGTTTTTAAAATAATTAAAAATTAGAATTTATAGCTAAATCCTGCGCTAACGCCCCAATCATGATCAAGGTCATAAAGAGAGCCATCTGCATCATTATGAAAGTAAGCTCCTTTAACTCCAATAGATACTCCATTTCCAATGTCGTATCCAAGAGAAACACCAAGCTCTACAGAATTGTAATCATTTGCAAAGTTAGCGGTTACAAAAGGAGTTGCTGTGAGATTATCAATAAGGATACCTAAATCTTTAGAAACAGTAGTTTCTACTCCATAAGAAGCGCTTGAACCAAGTTGATGCCAAACAGAAACTGTGAAATCTGCAATAGCATCACTATATTTCAAGCCAAGGCCAAGTTGCTCCCAACCACCATAAATAGACTCAATTTTCTCAAATGATGCGACTCCTGCTAAATCTTGACCTAAAAGATTAACTGGGCGACCCCAAGAAACTGAAATGTCTGTGTCTGTATTGCCATCCCCCTCTGCAAGTGCGATACCTACTGATAGGTCTCCATCTGCAACAGGAGTGCCAAGAGTAAGAGAATAATTTGTTGTATCTTCTCTCACAGCCAGACCATTGCTGGTTGATAAATTACTAAAAGAAACTCCACCTTCAGCAGAAACTTCTGCAAGAGTGGTAGCTTTAACTGCGCCACCAAAGATAGCGCCCAATAATAGTGTAAGAATAAATTTCTTCATAGTCTTAACTTTATATTACAATTCTGTAATGGTCAAGGGAAATATTTTATTCCTCAGCATCCACTTCTTCTGCATCCTCTATGGGTGCAATAGAAGGCTCTGCAAATTGAGGTTGTTCAATTTCCTGAGAAATTTTCTTAGCTAGTACGGTTGCAGCTTCAGCAACGTTAAGACCACCAGCTTTTACTGCGATGTCTAAAAGTTGTGTGAGAACCTGCAATTCCTGATCAGTGAATTCAATAGTTTTCATATATTTGTATTATATGATACTATAAAAAAAAATCAAGGCGAAACTCTAAAATTATACAAAAAGCTCACTTATTGCTGGGGAAATATAACTGGCGCTCAAGTTTGCGGAACCTCGCATCAGAGTGCCAAACCTCATCGGTTTCTGGAGTATAGATACCTTTAGTTGTCCTTATCGGACTTCCCTTCTCTAGACTCAGCGTAGAAGGCTGATAAATATTTAAAACTTGCGTCTTCACGGATGAGTTCGTCTCGCAAGAGATCAGCACGGTTTGCATCACCGCCACTAGCCCTAATATCTTCAAGCTCTTGAATAATTCTTTTACGTGTTTTTTCATGGTTATGTCTTAATTCTATGTAGAAGAGCTTATTTTTTAAAGATAAATATAGCTCAATTGATTTTAAAACACTTTTAATTAAGGAAAGCATCAATGTTTTCTTCTACATATTCACTTACACTTTTCCACTCGTAATCACCAATTATTTCATTTAGCTTTGATATATCAGCTTTTGTAAATTTTTGATACTGCCCTTTTAGCTCTTTGGGCATTGGTATTTCTTCTATCTCAGAATTAGAGTTTTCTTTTATTATCTCTGCTACATCTTTGAAAGAAATAGGCTTACCTGTGCCTATATTAAATATTCCTGAAGCGTCATTTATCAAAAGCTTGTAGTGCATTTCACACACATCATCTACAGAAACAAAATCTCTTTTATATTTTTCGCTTTTCTCAAAGATTTTTATCTTACCACCTGTCTGCGCTTCTTTTATAAATTTTGAAACAGGACTAGCTTGCTTTCCTTTTTTATCTTCACCCAAACCGTACACATTAAAATATCTAAACCCTTGGTATGGATATTCTTGATTCATTAGCCAACAATCAAACATATACTTGCTAAAAGCATAAGGACTCAATGGTTTACAAAACTCATCTTCTTTAAAAGTTTTAGATGCACCATAAACAGATGCGCTACTAGCATATTGAAACTTTATATCATAAGCCTCACACATCTTGTAAAGGTTGACTGAGTATTCAAAGTTTTGATCTAATATTTTTTTTAGATTGGTTTCTGTAGTGCTTGAATTTGCACCAAGGTGAATTACAAAGTCTTGATTAAAAATATCAGGATAACCTGTATTACCTAAAGATGTATCAAATCTTGTAACTTGAAATCCACGAGCTTCTAAATATGCAGCTAAGTTACCCCCTATAAAACCGCCAGCTCCAGTTATTAAAACTCTATTCACTTAATTCCTCAGAGGACTCTTCCTGCTCTTCCTCTTTTGGTTCATCGTCAGGATTTTGAGGGTAGTTACCTTGAAGCACACTATCTAGTATAGCAGCTTTTATAACTGATTCATCAAAATCAGAATCTTTTATATCGGTAAGCATTTTATCTAATTCTTCATCTCCTGTAGGCAAATCAAAATCTGCCTTGCTAAAATAATTAAACT